AACTACTTGACCAAAAGCTTCTTTTTCTTCTGGTTGAAGTTGTTGAAAATTACTTGCTGCTTGTTCAAGATTAATTTGCATATCCATTGTTTTATTCCTTATTTAACCAAGTTGTTTCTAGTTTAAGTACCATATCTTTATAAGTTTTATGTGCTTTTTCTGGCATATTATTATCAATATATTTTACTGCAGAATCAACTTGTTCTCCAATCCAAAACCAAGTAGGGTCAGACTTAGGTATTAAAGAAACTATTTTAGGTGCTATTACGTAGTATTTTTTAATTTCCTTTGGGAAATTTTTTAAATAAGTGTCTCTAAAATTACGTAGTTTTGTGAGAGTAGGTCCATCATCAGCTTCACCTCTATGTTCTACTACGGCTGTTGTAAGAAAACAAGAACCACTACTAGAGCTACTGTCATCACCTTTATCTTCTTTATCTTGCATAGACCCCGGTTTAGGGTTATTACGTGTATAAGTTGGTGCAGGAGTTGTAATACCGCTACCATCTTTTATTCTATTGCCATAGCGATCTACTGCATTTGTAACATAACCATCTGTTTTTACAGATGGATCACTACTACTACCACCGGGACTTCCATTCACTGTAGTTCCACTAGAAGAAGCTGAAACTGTTGGTGTACCATCAGTTGATGATGGCCGCAGTTTAGGTCTTACTAATCCTTTTTCTTTTTTACCACCCACATATCCAGTTGCATAATCATCACCTTTTTGGTAGTAGCCTTGTGTTGTTACAGAACGACTAGGAAGAGTTTTTGTTACTGTTGTAGTTGGAGCTAGTCTTGAACCAGTATCAACTGTTGAAGCTACTTTTGAAGAAGGTATAATCTTAGTTGTGCCGGGAACATAAGTATATCCCTCTGGTGCAGAGGCTTGCATAGACTTTCTAAAGGCTGCTTCACCAAGTTCATCAGGTGCAAAATCTGCTCTACTTAATCCTTCTTTAACCTTTGTTTTTTCGTCTGCAGGATCATCTACAAAAGGTAATTCTTTACCTGAAATAATTCTTGTAGCTGCATCTTGTATTTCTTGTACATATTTATCTGCTTTATCACTACTACTAAAGAGTCCAAGAAAGCCTTTTCCTTCTCCTTTAATACCACCTTTTTCTAGAATTTGTTCGGAAAGACTTTCATAACCTCTTTCTTTTGCTATCTGGGCAGTTGCTCTTATTTGAGCATTATTATTACTTTGATTTGTCACTGCTGTAAATGTTTTTATAAGACCTGTGCCGGGTATAAGAAAACTTAAAGGGCTAGATAAAAACTTACTGTTTTCGGTACTACCTTTTTTAAGTTCTTCTATTTTATCTAACAACTTATCTGGATCATTAAAATTATATTTACTTATAACCTCTGCTCTACCCTCAAGTTCAGCTTCTTCGCTTTCTCTTTGATTTTTATAAGGTGTACCCGTTACAGGATTAACACCAAAAATTGTTTCACTTGGACCTTCATCCATAGGGTTCTTTTCAAAAAGACCTTTTAAAGCTTGCTGACCACCTACAGGTTGACCGTTTTGAAATTGTATTGGTACTTGCAAACCTTGTGCATTATAATAAATTTTTACACCAGTGAAACCTGAAACTGCTTTAGTTTCTACTGGTTTTACTACTTCAGGCATATCAGGTACTGTTTGTATTTCTGGAACTATTTCTTTAACAGTAGGCCTATAACCATAACCATAGGAACCTCTTGTGCCATAACCACCTGTTCTATACCCAGAAACAACACCACCTTCATTCATGTTATTTATTTCAGCATCTATAAGATCATCAATATCAACTTCTGACTCACTAGTCTCAATAGGTTCACCACCTATTCTACCATCTTCATCCATCTGTTGCAAGCCCATTTTTGCTTGAGTACGTAAATCCTCAAAGAATTTCACACCGTAGTAACGAACAACATCCGCAGGTACAACATATTCACCTTCGGATAAACGTGCAGGTATATCATCACGTACTTCTTCAGGTAGAGAACCGGGAGGTACATCATTACCTGACACTGGGTCTACTGTCTCTGCTTCCCCAAAGTTCATTTCTAATTGGTCTTTCATTGCGGTTCCGCCTTTGTTAAAACTTTATTAGTTTGATCTTCTATTGTATCCTTAGCCATTAGCATTAACCTTTAATCTAAGCTGCTTTAAAGCTTGCAGTGCATGTATCTGTCCCTGTATTCTATACATCACATGAGATTCATCCGACTGAGAAAACATTTTGTAGCTGGCCTGAATGCGTTCATCTAGTTCAGCTTCAAATGCATTCCATGCTTCTGGGTTATTTACTAGTAGTTTTAAACTCACTGCATTGGTCCTTGTCCAGTGTTAGCTGAGAAGCCCTGTTCTCCCGGCTGAGGTGCTGTGCCTGTACCTATAGTACCCCCTCCGCTACCTTGAGTGTCCTGTACCTGTGCCCCTGCTGGTGGCTTCTGTGGGCCTCCTTGTGGTGGACCTGCTTGTGGTTGAGGTGGTGGTGGATTTTCTTCACGGAACTTCTTAAGTATCTCTGCTTGTACTGCAGCATCACCCATTGAGTTCACCAATTTGTCAGGGTCAAGATCCATAGACTTAGCAATCTCACGCACGATGTAGTCCATCTTAGCAAACGGAGCTAGTACAGGGTTTTGTACCACACCAAGAAATTGCATTAGGCGTTGACTACGTACCTCATTAGCCATTAGGCTTTCAGTACCACGGGCTTTGACTTCAAGATCGCCTTTAATTTCTTCGTCATAATCAAACTGCATGTTGAAGTTAAAGAATGCTTTAGCTAGTGGTGCTAGTAGATAATCGTCTACATTCTTAACTACATTCCGTATAGAACCATTAGCAGCAGACATGAGCATACTAATGCCAGAAGCTGTACGTCCGACACCTTGAACTCCTGTCTGACCATGAGCAAAGCTAGGAAAGCCTGTACTCTCGTCTGCTAATACACGTGCCTTATCAAACATCTGCATGTTCTCATTAGATACGTTAGGGAACTTTGTACCAAAGATAGCTTGTCCCGGCGCACCGCCTTGGCGACGAAAGACTTTACCGGGATATACTGAAAGATCTTGGCCGGGAACTAGGTTAGTTTCATCTACCTCAATCAACATATTACCAGATAGTGCAGCATTGTCAACAGCCATACGCATAAAGCCATTCATAAGTGTTTGTGTATCGTCCATATTTTCAGCAATACCCACACCAAACAAGCTGTATGGGCTTACTTCATATGGTACTGCATAGTAAGGAATCATAGAAGGAGTGAATGGATTCATAACCAAACGCAATACCTTACCATTACATACCCAGATGTTTACATTAACTTGATCCATATCTGCTAGTTCTGCAGGGATATCTATGTCATGTCCTTCAAGAACTTCTGTGTCTACACTCCCCCAAAACTCAAGGACTTCAAAACGTTCAGCTTTGGATTCCTGAGCATCATCTTCCATAGCTTGTTCCCACCATTCTTTAGTGTAGGACTCACCATCAGATACAGCAAGATCAATAGCATTACTTCTAAAGAAAGGACGTCTTTTAAGATTACGCAGTTGAGTACGTGACATTTTATGACGTTCTACTACATACTCAGCCTCATCCATGTTGGCTGCATCAGGATCAGGATAGAAGTTCCAAAGAGATACACTAGAGGTTTGAGGGATAGTTTTAATAGTAGGGGTATACTCTCCCTCATCATTCCAATTAGCATACTCTTTGTCTATAGCAAATGGACCTTTCATTACGCCTGTACCAAACAGGGCGCATTCAAAGGCAGCTACACGTAACTGTTTGTTTGCATTAGACTCATCAAGTTGGTCATGGATTTTCTTTTCCATCTTTTTAGCTGCTACCATAGCAGGATGAAATGTAATCTGTGTAGGTGTACTACCCACACCTTCTTTAAGTTGATCTTCTACAGGAGCTAGGCTATTTTTTAAACCAGCTAACCGTTCTTTAAGATCAGTCATAGTCTCGCCGGGAAGTAGCTTAGTATCCTCTAAGCTTGGACCCTGTGCTTTCTTTATCTCATCATTAGATTCAAAGTGTACAGACTCAGCCACACCTTCAGGTAAGGTAGTAGGGTCTACAGTAACTGGGAATCTGTTGTTGCCAAAGAGTACTTCAATGATTTGACCATAAGCTGCAAGTACTTTAGTCTTAGTTACTTTAACAAATACTTGAGATTTTTCTGTGGAAGTAAACTGTACATCAGGCCCATAGATACCACGATAATTACGGTATGCTTGTACCCAACGGTTTTCTTCTGTCTCTCTTGCATCAGAAGCTTTCTTGTATTGTTTTTGTACAAGACCTACAATAGTACCTGCAAGAGGATCACTGTATGTATCTTCTTTCATGTCCTCTAAAGAGCTTGCCTCTTCAGCGTCCATTCCCATGCTTTCTTCAAATTCGTCCATAGTATTTCCTTAATAACCAAACGTTGGGTCGCTTGCTTGAAAGCCTGATCGTTGTGTTGCAGGATCAAAATCAAACAAACTGCTTCTTGGTCTTGTCATAACCCCATACCTAATTGCATCATACAGGTGGTCTTCTGAGTGTGTGTCTACGTCTTCAGGGTTATTCTTATCCAGAGGTAGTGCTGGTATTTGTGATATAGTATTAGTACAAGTATTAAAAAAGACTAGCCGTGGTTCTTCAGTAAACTCGTCTATCTGCAACCGCCTGTGTATTTCGTTTTTACCTGCTACCCTTGAACCTCTGGACCTGTCAGCAGGTCTCCACCTACAGCCCTTCATAATCATTTGTTCAGCTAGACTTGGGCCAGTGTCTCCACGTTTATGCCAAAGAGATGAGTCAAGTACTCCGTAGCGTATCTTCTCTCCGTCCTCTGCTTCTAGTATCATATCAGCTAGGTCAGTAGCTATAACCTTTGAGCAATACATTTCCCGATAAACTATCAGTTGTTCATCAGGAGATACTGCAAACCAAACAACTCCTGAGTAAGAACCGTACCCATAGTCACATGCTCTAAACTTTGACCAGCTTCTAGGTATTTCAAAAGGTTCTATTACGTGTATCTGTCTATTCCACTCAGGGAAAGCAGCACCTTCATTTACATCCCAGTTACCTTCAAGTAGTTGCTTACGTTGATGCTCTGGTAGTGACAATAGGTTAGCTTCATACAGACCATCATCAGCTAAGTACGGGTTATCAAATAAAGTAGCAGGAATAAACCTGCGCTTAAACAGTGGTTGACCCTCTTTTGAGTGACCTTTAGGCCAAGCAATAACCTCTCCTGTTTCCATGTCAGTAGCATCAAAGCTAGTATTATGTGGAGCTGGGTCTACAAAAGTTTTCTTAACCCATTGATGCCCACTTCCACCGGGGTTAGTAGTTCCCCTTTGATATAAACCTAGACCACTATTCTTAGTAGTACGTAGGCGTGACCTCATATAGTTCCAAGGATAAGGGCTAGGCCATTGTGTAAGTTCATCAAAACCAATCCAGTTAAAAGCTTGTCCTTGGTATCTTTGTACATCATCATCCCTGTCTAGATATGAAAGCCAAAGAGTAGCACCGCTTGGAGCTACCCACGTCTTATCACGTTCCATAAACTTAATCCCGGGGATTGCTCTTGGGTAGAGCTGTTTGGAAACTGAGATAAGTTCTCTGAGTTCTTCTGTGCTTCTCCGTACCAACAGCATAGAAGATAGTGGATTATTAAAATACCTAACAGGATCGGCCAGCATAGCAAAAGACTTACCACCACCAGCCGCCCCACCATATAGTACCTCTTGTTCTGAAGCTGAAAGAAAGTCTGTCTGAGGGCCGGGATTAGGCTCAAAGATAACGTCTTGAGCTTTTTCTACATCAATCGGCTCTGGCTTCACCCTCGCTGGAACTGGTTGAAGCTCTGGCTCCGATACGATTTCTTTCGAGGGTTTCTGCTTTTGCCGCCGCTTCTTTGTAGCGTTCAGCGTAATAGCGTTGCGTTGAAGCTTCTGCTTTACGTTTTCGTTCAAGTTTAACTCTCTTCATTAGACCTACGTGAGAGATGTATCTACCTGACTTCTCACTCAACCAGTTGGCTACATCTCTGTAGCTGTATTGTTTTAGATACTTCTTAGCTTCTTCTAAAGCTTCTAGCTCTACTGGGATTGGTAGTAGTATATCATCATCTTCAGGGTCTTGTCTATAGCCAAATGGCACAACTCTGCCTACTCTAACGACAGACAACCATTCATAATCACCATCAACTAGCTCTGGCTCAGGGAGCTTCCAAGTTTTATTAACTTTCATTTTTAGGTGGTAATATAAATACAGGGTTTTCAGCTTTGATTTCTACTTTATCTGTCTTTACAAAGCCAGCTCGGTCAAGGAAATCTTTAGCTGCTGCCATCTTTTCTTTATTGCCAAGGTCTGTAGGGTTAGTCATAACCTGCATCATTGAGTATGCAGCTTTACTACCAGCAGTGGCAATAAACTTCTTAGTAAGTTCAGCAATTTCGTCCTGTAATGCAGCAGTGATAGTTGTAGAGGACATAGTATTAGCATACCCTGCAAGACGTTTAGCTTGCACAGGATCACCTTGTGCCTCTTCAAACAACACGTCAAGAAATAGTTGTTGTTTTTCTGTAAGTTTTCTCATGTTACTTTCCTGTGGGGTTTTACCTTCTTTGCAACTTTCTTAGGTTGAGCCACAAACTGCTTACCCGCAGCCTTGCCTCTTCGTTTGGCACGGGTTGTAGCAGCATACTCAGAATCACTAAGAGATTTAATAGCTTTAGCAGGTAGGTATCTTTCGCCGGTAGCTTTAGCCCCCTGTGTCGAGGGTTTACCACTCTTAGTTCTCCAATCTTGCTTAGTCCAAGACTTAAGACTTTTTTGACTTTTAGCCAACCCACCTGTATTCATTTTTTTAGGTTTACTTTTTGTCATGTTTTTTCTGTATAGCAAAATTAGCAGTAAGGCTTGCCCCCTTGTGAGGGACAAACTTACCGTCATGTTTCATTAGCTTTAAGCTACCATCTTTTTGTTTCATCCAATGGTAGCCTTTAGGTGCTTCTACTTTCATTACGTGTATCCTCCACCTTTTGCTTTGTATTGTTTG